ATTGAGCATTCCCGCACTGATGAAGGTCCTTCCGCTGGATCCCGACACCTACGTCCGTCTCTCCGTCATGTCGTTCGGCAATGACTTCATGCCGAATCTCGCAATGTTCTCCCTCCGCGAGGACGGCTACAAACGAGCCCTGTTCTACGCCGACAAGCACACCGCATGTAAGGATGAAAAGCGAGTCCTCGTCAAGCGAGCACCTGAGACGATCCGTCGTGTGGTTGCGACCGATGGTCATGCCCTCGAACAGCGCTTTGCGGCTCATCTGATGGATGGCGTTGTCAACTGGGAGCCAGTCGTTCGGGCTTTCTGGAAGACGTATGCGTGGACGCTGCATTACTTTACCACCTCAGAGGTACTCGATTGGTGTTGGGTCTATCCGTATCCAGAAGCTCCCCTGCTTGAGACGATTGACGCCTACGAGCAGGAGACTGAGTTCACCTGGGAACATCCGAGCCCTCCCTATACGATTGACGATCAACTTCGATTCATTCTTCCCGAGACCAGTCTTCGTCGTGCGGGACTTGAGCCTCAGTTTCCCGATGAATTGTATGACGAGTCGACTGACACGCGAGTCCCGTGGATGCGGAGGTACACCTGGGAAGCGGATCCCTGGGTGTCGATTCCATTGGCTCCCCTGACTAAAATAGGCGAATACGACCTCCTATGACTCTGAACCCGGCTCTCGAGTTTTCCGTCATCCGAAGCGATGGACGAGGCGTCTCGGGCACATGACCTCCTGGAGCCAGTTCGACCCAACTCCTCGGAATGACAACACCTTCGTCTGCAAGCGCGACCTCGAACTTCGTATCCCGCGGTCCGAAGTAGTCGATCTCAATCTTCTTCATTTCCATGGCTTTCTTGAGGGACGTAATCCCGTACGTGTCCTGAATCGTCGCCCAATAGCGTATGATATGGTTGACGTAGGAAATCCGATAGTCCTTCGCAGCGCGCGTCTTCAGGTTTCCCCGAAGCACTGCCATGCACTCCTCCATCGTTCCGTAGACGGGCTTGGACAACCGTGCATTCACGATATTGTGGCATCGGAACGCAAACGTGGCGAAGGCTTGACGAGAGTCAAGAAACCCAGGGAACTTCGCTTGATACGCCTGGCGCATCGACCGGAAGTGGTCGCGACAATGCGGGCAGGTGATCGTATCTGTGAACAATCCAAGCCAGGTTGTCATGAGATCCTTCTCGGATTGAGAGGGATGCTCGGGATAGATCGTTGAAACGGAATGGAGGGTCATCCACCCAAGGGGACCCCAGACAGCTGTCATTGATTTACTTCGAGACAATCATCCCAGCCTCCAGACCGCCCTCCAGAATTTCTTTGGCGATGTGGGGCGGAGTCTTGTCCGAGACATGGAGCCCTGACCTCTTGAGCGTCTTGCGGATCTCAGCATCTCCCATCGCCTTGACCTTTTTGTGAATCGTCTCCCGACGGCGTTTGGCGCCACTCTCCGTCAGGATGCGCAGGGTTGAGCTCCGACCAGAACGCATCGGCGGAGGCTTCGCAGGATCCGCGACCGCCTTCATCCCCGCGATCTTCCCACCCTTCTTGAGAACCCCACGCGGATACGTACGCATGGTCTTCCTGACAGACTTCGGAAGTGTCTTTCGTGTCGCAGCCACTTGAGGGGGCGGTGGTCCCCCACCCGTCTTGACGATCTTGTACTCGGGCATCGCTCTTGTTGAAAACGGACAAACAAGTTTACGGGCAGACACCAGCACACAGATACCATGACCGACCCCTGCTGGGACGCCGTCAAGTCGTACTTCGCCAATGGCGTTCGTCGCCTCGTTGATCACCAGGTCGACTCGTACGAGGACTTCATCCGCAACAAGCTTCCCCTCATCGTCCAGTCGACGCCTCCCATCAAGGTGTGGCACGAACAGCACCCCGTCCACAAGAAGTACAAGTATGAGTTCACGCTGACGTTCGAGAATATCTCGTACATGAAGCCCCGGATCACCGAGGCGACGGGACGCATCAAGCCGATGCTCCCGATGGAAGCGCGTGTTCGCAACTTCACCTACGCTGCGCAGATGCACGCGGACATTCGGTTTACCGCGAAGACGTATACTGGAGACACGTATGCAACCTGCACCGAAGAGTCCCGTGTCTTTGAGGGAATTAGCCTGGGGAAGCTTCCTGTTCTCCTTGGCTCTAGTCTCTGTCTCCTCAAGGACTACCCCCTGTCTCTCGAGCAAGTTGGAGAGTGCGGGCACGACCCTCTGGGCTACTTTCTCATCCATGGGTCCGAGCGGACGATCCTCTGTCAGGAGAAGGTTGCGGACAATCGCATCATGGTGTTTCAGTCCAAGAAGGCTAGCTCCAAGCACTCCTACTCGGTCGAGCTGAAGTCTCTCTCTGAGACCTTCACGATGCCCCCGAAGAAACTGGAGATCCGCCTCTCGTCCAAGTTCAATGGATTTGGGTATCCTCTGCTTGCTTGCGTGCCCCGCTTCCGTGAGGACATTCCTGTTATGGTGTACTTTCGTGCGCTGGGCATTCGGACTGACGCGGAGGTCGCCCGACTGGTCTGGGGGAGCCTCGATGACCCCCACGTCGACCTCCTGGGAGCTTCATTCCGTGAGTGTGCAGAGCTAGGCGTCTTCTCGCAGGAGGAAGCGATCACCTACCTCGCGGGCAACCTCCAGTACGGCACGACGCAGGAGGACAAGAATGCGTATGTTCGCCAGCTCCTGACCTCGGAGTATCTGCCCCACGTCAAGTTCGCGGGCGAGGCGGTTGCACCCTCCGTCCACAATTCTCGCAAGGCGCTCCTGACCGCGAGCATGATTCGTCGCCTCCTCCTGACCGACCAGGGGCAGGTCCAGCTCGATGATCGCGACGCCTACCCGAACAAGCGCGTCGTCACGACCGGAGCTCTGCTGACCCATCTGTTCCGCCAGCTCTTCCAAAAGGTCTGCAACGACACCCGGAATGAGTTCGTCCAGGAGGTCAACAATGACGCCTGGAAGAAGGGAGAGAATGGTCCTCGCCCGATGGACATCCTCAACATCAACAACCTCTACAAGATCCTCAAGCTCTCGACGATCGAGGGCAAGCTGAAGCAGGCGCTCGCCACGGGCAACTTCACCGTCCAGGGTCTTGGAACGTCGAGCTCCACGTCGCTCTCGAACGCGACCAAGGTGGGTGTCTCGCAGGTGCTGGCTCGCATGTCGTACTCTGCGACACTCTCGCACCTCCGCCGTATCCAGACACCGGTGGAGAAGTCTGGCAAGCTCCTGGCTCCTCGCAAGCTTCACGGCACGTCCTGGGGCTTCGTCTGCCCGGTCGAGACGCCGGAGGGTCATTCGGTCGGTATCGTCAAGACCATGAGTCTCCTCGCGAGTGTCACCCAGCACATTCCCAGCATGACCGTCCTCCACTTCCTCCAGGAGTGCACTGGGATTGACTGGGTTCGCGAACCCATGGTTCACTCCGGAACTGCGATCACCGTCAACGGAGTCATCATCGGCTATACGCAAGACCCGAAGGCGCTCACGGACACTCTGCGCGCAGCCAAGCACTCCTTCCGCCTCCACCCGCACCTCTCCATCGCTTGGTACACGCTCCTGAACAACATCATCATTGAGACCGACAGCGGACGCCTGGTTCGCCCTGTGGTTCGTGTGGGATGCCCGATGGCTGCACCGGGGTCGGACTGGACCACCTGGTTGAAGACGTGCCTCGAGTACATCGATGCCTCGGAGACGGAGACCCTGCGCATCGCCTCGAGCCGTGCGGAGTGTACGCCCCAGCACACCCACTACGAACTCCATCCCAGCCTCATCCTCGGGCAGATGGCTGCGAGTATCCCGCTCTCGGATCACAACCAGTCTCCCCGCAACACCTATCAGTCGGCTATGGGCAAGCAGTCGATGTGCGTCTACGCGGGTAACTACGCCAAGCGCCTCGACAAGAACGGCTATATGCTGTGCTCGCTCAGCCGCCCGATTGTGGAGACGCGGTCGATGAACATCCTCAAGATGCACGAGATGCCCGCTGGCATGAATGCGATCGTCGCCATCGCCTGCTACGGTGGCTACAATCAGGAGGACTCCATCATTATGAATCGCTCCAGCGTGAACCGCGGGTTCATGCGTGGTCTCTACTACACGATGTACAAGGACGAGGAGCACCGCAATGTGACCTCGGGTCGTGAGGAGAAGTTCATGAAGCCTCAGAAGCATGCGACCCGCAAGTACAAGAATAGCTCGTATGCGGCGATCGGCGAGAACGGTCTCCCGATCCTGAATGCGACGCTTCAGGAGAACGATGTCGTGATCGGCAAGGTCGTCAATCTCCGGAATGACACTGCAGGCTATGCGTACCGCGATGCGAGCACGACTCACAAGAACACCGAGCCCTGCCGAATTGATGGAGTCTGGCAGGACAAGAACTCGGATGGATATCCGTTCATCAAGGTGCGCGTGGTCTCGGAGCGCATCCCGCAGATCGGCGACAAGTTCTCCTCCCGTCACGGTCAGAAGGGAACTGTCGGAATGCTTCTCGAGGAGCAGGACATGCCGTTCACAGCCAGCGGTCTGCGTCCCGATCTCATTATGAACCCGCACGCAGTCCCATCCCGTATGACGATCGCGCAGTTGATGGAGAACATCTTCGGCAAGATCGGTGTCCGCAAGGGCACGCTCGGAGATGGAACGCCGTATGACCACATGAAGGTGGAGGACCTGCGGAAGCACATGCAGGACCTCGGACTTCACTCGTACGGAAATGAGATGCTCTACAACGGGCAGACCGGCGAGATGATGGAGGCTGAGATCTTCATGGGTCCGACCTTCTATCAGCGCTTGAAGCACATGGTCATCGACAAGAAGCATTCTCGTGCACGCGGACCCATCGTAAGCCTCACCCGCCAGCCGTGTGAGGGCAGGGCGAGGGATGGGGGTCTCCGCGTTGGAGAAATGGAGCGTGATTGTATGTTGTCGCACGGAGTTGCTGCGTTCACGAAGGAACGCCTGATGGATGTGTCAGACCCGTTCCCGACGGGCATCTGTAAGACATGCGGAACACTGGCGGTTGTGAATGAACTCGAGGGGATCTACTCCTGTGGAGCTTGCGGGAATCAGACAGAGTTCGTCACGAAGACGATTCCGTATGCGATGAAGCTCTGGGTTCAGGAACTCGAAGCTATGCATATCGTTCCTCGGATGGTGCTACAATAATCGGATCCTCGGGAGGACGACGAATGGTGAGCGCAGAGGTGGACGGAATGCTATTGTCGAGAATACTTGTGAGATCGTTGTCGGAACGAGAGGGCTTCATCTGAGGACGACGGGATGTCTTCCACGCATAGCCAAGGGCACAGACTGCACAGAGAGCCAGTCCAACAGCCGCAGATGCACCGAGAGCGGTATCGGTCACGTCAGCCATTTCTTAAGGGGGCGCGCGCTCCCCGTAAATTCTGTGTGTGAATTTTTGTATGTGCGCCGACCCCTGAAGAAAAAAGTGTTGCGAGGGAACATAACAATATGGGTGGTGGTCTTCTTCAGCTCGTCAGCTACGGTGCGCAGGACATCTACATCACTGGTACTCCCCAGATCACTTTCTGGAAGATCCTCTACAAGCGCCACACCAACTTCGCCATGGAGTCCATTGAGGTCACCTTCAACGGGCAGGCGGACTTCAACAAGCGTGTCACGGCTGTCATCAACCGTAACGCCGATCTGATGTACCGCACCTACGTCCAGGTTGTCCTCCCCGCTGTCGACCTCGTCAACGGCTCCACCAACCTGAACCGCTTCCGCTGGCTCAACTACATCGGTCACCGCCTCATCAAGGTCGTCGAGCTCGAGATCGGCGGTCAGCGCATCGACCGCCAGTACGGCGACTGGATGCAGATCTGGACCCAGCTCACCCAGGATGCTGGTACCATCGCTGCCCTCGATGACATGATCGGCAACACCCACGACCTCGTCCTCATGAAGGATCGCAAGGGCTACTCCCTCGATGCCTCTTGCGCCGGCGCCGAGCTCACCAACTCCTGCGCCCCCCGCGCGGGCACCCCGGCGAAGACCCTCTACATCCCCCTCCAGTTCTGGTTCTGCCGCAACCCCGGTCTGGCTATCCCGCTCATCGCCCTCCAGTACCACGAGGTGCGCATCAACGTCGAGTTCGAGCAGTGGATCAACTGCTGCTACTACGAGCAGGCGACTGGCGCCGCTGCCTCCACCGCGATCCAGTCCCTCACCGCCGCGTCCCTCTACATCGACTACATCTACCTCGACACTGAGGAGCGCCGCCGGTTCGCCCAGCAGACCCACGAGTACCTCATCGAGCAGCTCCAGTACACTGGCGCCGAGTCGATCACCTCGTCCTCCAACAAGATCCAGCTGAACTTCAACCACCCCGTCAAGGAGCTTGTCTGGGTTGTTCAGCGCGACTCCTACGTCGACTGCACCCCGGGGCAGAACTTCATCGCTGAGGTCAACGGCTGCCAGCCGTTCAACTACACGGATGACTTCTCCACGGAGGGCATCGTGATGGACATCCTCGGGCGCGGCTCCCTCGGTGTCGGCGCCGGTGCGAACGGCTTCATCCCCACCACCGCTGGCGACGGTCCTTCTGGTCCTTACCTCCCGGGCATCGGCATCAACACCGGTCCTTCCCTGGGCGGTGCCTCTTGGCTTGACACTGACGTCAACCAGGGTGAGGAGGTCTTCGCGGCGACCACCAACTACCTCCTCGCCAAGGTCATCCTCGCCTCCGGTGTTCGCTGCGAGGGCAAGAACCCCGTGGAGGTTGCCAAGCTCCAGCTCAACGGTCAGGACCGCTTCACGGAGCGCGAGGGTCGCTACTTCGACGTTGTCCAGCCCTACCAGCACCACACCCGCACCCCCACTCGCGGCATCAACGTGTACTCCTTCGCGCTCAAGCCCGAGGAGCACCAGCCCAGCGGCACCTGCAACTTCTCCCGTATCGACAAGGCGACCCTCCAGCTCACGGTGTCCGTCAACACTGTCCGCTCTGGTCGCACTGCGCAGGTCCGCGTGTACGCCGTGAACTACAACGTTCTCCGTGTCATGTCCGGCATGGGCGGTCTCGCGTACTCCAACTAAACGTGAGGTATGCTCGACTCTACACTACAAAACCAAATACAAAAGCGGGGGAAACCCCCAACTGAGCCCGGAGTCCCGGGTTGAGTTTTGGGTTTAGAAGAACCGATCCCTGTCTAGTGAAATGAAGGTAGTATTCATCACGGCTGTCTATGGAAATTACGAAGCAAGCTGCAAGCCGTACGCTCCGCAGACAGTTCCATGCGACTTTCTTTGCTTTACAGACGCGTCGTCTCCGACTGCAAATGGATGGGAGATTGATCGCACTCCCTACCATCTGACACACCCAAGCCCGCTGGACGATGGGGAGTGTCTCAACTCCGTTCACAAGAACAAGCACACATTCACGATTGCGAAGTATTACAAGCAAGCCTTCCAGAACATCCCTCGCCTGAAGACCTACGACATCGTGATCTGGGTTGATGGCACGATTCAGATTTGGAATCCTCGGACCGCAGAACACATCATTCGTCTCTTCGATACGCCGACCACGGCTGTCATTGGATGGGAGCATGAGTATCGCGGGGGGTCTTTGATCGCTGAAGTCAAGGCGTCGCAGTCCTACGATAGGTACGCGTCTACGCACTGGGGAGGGCAAATCCAGACACAGCAGGATGTCAATGCGCACTATCGGAAGTGTATTCAGGAAGGATTCGACGAGACACGTTGGTTCCAGATTGATCCGTTCCGAAAGAACTTCGGGGTCTGGGTGACATGCTTTGTTGCGTTTGATATGCGGAAGCCAGTTGCGACTGAGTTTCTCACGGAGTGGTATCGCCAACTCCTCTACGAGAGCAATCAGGACCAGATTGGGTTTTCCATTGCAGCACAGAAGACGACGATCCCATACACGCTCCCCGACGCGACAATTGCGGGCGAACGTCCCCATAATGAGACTGCGTTCTATCGGAAACATGATCACGGGCGGTGATAGATCTTTGAGATCAGATAGCGCATAATGTCGAGTTCATTGGGCACGTTGCGAACCCCATCCACCATGTCTTTCATATAGTAGTGATACCCCGAGTTCCACCAGCGATCGACATCAACCCGGGACTTCGGATCGAAGCGATAGCCTCGCGTGCGTGGGATCCCGCAGAGTTCAGCCACCTTTCCGAAGTCAACATCATCCCACATCCCGCGTTCGACCCGCCCACTGTTCTCCGCCAGTTTCGTGACGACATCCGGAGAGAGAATCATTCCAGCTCCTGAAAGTCCTGGAGTCCCGAAGATTCCACAGAAGACGTCTGTGGACGGAAGGTATGCACACGAGCGAAGAAGGTTCGAGAAGTGCCAGACCGAGGACAGATTCGTCCGAACAAGATAGTCATACGAAGTGGGATCGAGAAACCGGAAGGCTGCGACTGTCTTGTCGAACACGCGTTCAAGACGCTCTTCGCCAGGGGTCCACAGCGTATCTCCCTCAATCTGTGGCGCGTTCAGGGATTCGCGCTGCCGAAGAAAGTAGACCGTAACGTCTTGATGTGTCGTTGCGTAGGACCTCCAACATTTTTCGTGCTCGGCATAGATCTCATTATCCGAGCTCGCGATGACCAAGATCGTAATGCGCATTTAGATGTAAACGACCGGTTGCTGTAAAATCCTACATGTCACGAACCGTCCAGTTCGGGAGACGCTTAGGCTCCGTGAACATCCGATTGTATCCACGATAGCAGTACACCGTGATCGGAACATGGGAGAGAAGACCCTCGCTCGCATCAATGTGGTAGCAGATCGACGCCCAGACCGAGTCGATGAGATGAATCTCTTTCGCATGCATGAGGACCTTGAGCATATCAAAAAATGCAGGAGATGACTCGTGGAGTTCCACTGTCGTACTCCCCTCGGGGACAGGCGGCAGAAGCCCAGCCTCGCGATTGCTATGCACGCAGATGTACGGTTCCTCCTTCGCATACTGCGCAAATCGACGCGCTTCGTCTTCCGGTGCGCGATAGAGCTTGAATTTGGCGACCCGCATGTCATATGGATGCCCGTATGCTTCATAGAAGGCGCGCTCAAAGGGTTCTCCGGTTCGCCCAAAGGATGTCGCCAATCCGTCCGTGCGATGCTTGTCATGATGTCCGATGAACTCGAGTGCGAGAGGACCAATCATAGGGTCCACCGAAGCGGACCAGTGCTTGAAATCCAGGTCTGCCTTTGGACGGAACAATGGGATCACATTCCGGAGCCCTCGGATGTAGAAGAGAATGAGCGGTCGTGCATCCTCGCGAACAAGAACATAGAGACGTTTGTAGATCCCCGCATAGTGATTGATGAGCGCGAGACAGTTCACGATGTCTGTCCAGCCTTGGTGGGTATACATGAGGGCGTTCATTCTATACTCTGCAGAAAGGAGTCGACATCAAAGCTCCATGGCGAGTTCAGACCTGCATCCAAGAACGTGAGTGTGCTTGGATCCACTGCGACTGTCTGTCCCTGACCCGCTGTCCAGGTGACGCCATTTCCGAGACAGACCGTGTCTTCCGCGACAAGCTCTCCAATCTCCCCCGTCGGAAGACGAACGCGACGATAGAGGTTCGAGGTTGACTCCGTGTCCCGGAACATCGTGAGGTCTGTATGAGACATCGTATACAGGAATCGATGGTTGATGCGCTCGAACTCGGGACTTGCGATACACGCGACGCGGCAGGATGGCTTGGCAAACACAAGGTTGCACATCCCTCCTCCGATCGCTCCCACAACATGCGTCGCCTTGGAGAAATACGCAATCTTCTCCGCCATCGAAAGGTTCTCGCAGAACACCTCGACATAGCCTCGAGCGACAAGTCCCTCGACCAGGGCGTCTTCACAGAGCATCTTCCGGCGCTCCGTGTAGTCGCTTCCGAGATTGCTCTTATCTCCGTGAATCCACGAACGACGCGACACATAGATCTTCGGAGGCGTCGGGATATCGAGCGGCTTCATACGGCGGTACAGGCTCCAGATGTCCGGATGCGGCGGCTCCTCCGAGAGACCCTCGTGTGTAAGGGATGATGAGACGATGACCTTCGAATAGACAGTCTCGGGGTCGACGTAGACAATGTCCTGAATCCCGAGCGCAGTCAGGCAGTCCAGGACGAAGGGATAGGACGGACGTGTCATCAGGAGCGGAACACCGTCGGGGCGACCCACGAGATACGGGAGCGAATCGTAGAGGTAGTGAAAATAGTTGGTGGTGTTGTAGAGAAAGTAGAAGACAGGAGTCTCATGGTGTTTCGTGATCGGAGGGAGGGAGGACACATCGAGCTCCGTGCGGTCTGTCGTCGAGACCCCCGTCGACATCGTCTGCTCCAGGACCGGCTGGATTGCCTCCGTCTCACCAACGAGAATCTGTCCCACGATGCGAACGTTCGAGTACTCGGTGAGCGTCCGCTGCCGTCCTGCACTGGGGCGCGCGGTGATTCTCATTTTCAGTTTGGACGCGCATGACTCTAAATGGTCGTCGTTGTCATCCCCATGAATGGGCGGGGCAAACGGTTCGCGAGCCTCGGATACAAGCCTATGATCCAGGTCGATGGTCGACCGATGATTTGCCATGTTCTGGATATGATGCCGGAGACCGTTCTCTGTCTCTATGATCCCGCGCATCCCGAGGTTCTCCGCTACATCCCGGGTCCCATCCCAGTTCCGTATACCGGTCAGGGTCCGGTGGGAACGATTCTCGATGCCGCAGATCGGATTCCAGATGACGAGGAAATCCTGGTGAGCTACTGTGACTATGGAATGCAGTGGGATCCCGAGGCGTTCCTTCGAGAGATGCGCGAGAGCAATGCTGCGGGAGGCATCGTCTGCTATACGGGATTTCATCCGCATCATCTGGGTCCGGATTGCTATGCCTATTGTCGCACGAACGCCGAGGGAGATGTCGTCGAAGTGCGTGAGAAGACTCCGTTTACATCCGATAAGCTCTCCGAGTACGCCTCGAGTGGAGCCTACTACTTTCGAACGGGACGTGAGATGAAGGCAGCCTTTCGCGATCTTGTGGCACATCCTGAGGAGCGCGTGAATGGAGAGTTCTACGTAAGCCTGGCATATAACCATCTCCCGGGTCGGATTCGCATTGGGCTTATTCCGACCATGCTCCAGTGGGGAACTCCGACTGATCTCGCAGACTATCAGGGATGGAGCGACATCTTCCGAACCCCACCACGGACTCCACAGACCGCTCCCGGAGTGACGCTGCTCCCCATGGCAGGACGCGGGTCTCGGTTTTCGATGGTAGGCTATACGACGCCGAAACCCTTCCTTCCCATCGGAGACGTTCCAATGGTCGTTGCAGCCCTTCGCTGTCTCCCCACGACGCCCGAGCTTCGGATCGTGACCCTCCGCGAGCACCCCGACATTCAACCGTATGTTCCCAACGCTCAGGTCATTCGCATTGACGATGTCACCGACGGACAGTCGACAACCTGCAGTCTTGGGCTGGAAGGAGTTTCGGACGACACACCCGTGACCATTACCGCCTGCGACAATGGCGCACTCTATTCCCAGTCCGCACTTCAGACTCTCCTTGACGATCCGACCATCGACGTCATTGTCTGGGCATTCAAGCAGACAGCCACCAGCCGCCTGTATCCGCATATGTACGCGTGGCTCGACGTGGATGAGTCGCTTCAACTTCGTGATGTCTCCATCAAGAAGCCCTTTGCGGATCGTCCCAACGTCTACGCAATCATCGGGACGATGTTCTTTCGGAGGGCAGGAGACTTCCGCTGGGGTCACGAGTTCATTCGCACCCATGAGCTTCGGACCAATGGCGAGTTCTACGTTGACAATCTGCTGAAGCCTCTCGTAGACGCCGGGAAGCGCGTGGTTGTGTTCCCGGTCGACCACTACCTCTGCTGGGGAACTCCGAACGATTACAAGACATTTAGGTACTGGGAGTCCTACTTCACCCATGCAGATCGCCCATCGAATTAATACACTGGAGGACCTTCGGAGAGTCCCCGCTCACCTTGGGATTGAGTTCGATGTCCGAGAGGGCATTCTCGCCCCCGTCGTGACGCATGATCCGTGGACCGCGTCTGTTCCCCTGTCGACATTCTTGGGTGCCTGTCATCACGCCTTCTACATTGTGAACATCAAGTCCGAAGGGATTGAGCTCGAGGTCCTTCGCCAGCTTCGGCTTCGAAACATCGAACACTTCTTCCTCCTTGACTGCTCGTTTCCTATGCTGGTTCGTCTCAGCGCCCAGGGAGAGCGGCGTCTCGCTGTCCGTGTTTCCGAGTATGAATCCATCGAGACCGCGCGCTCCTTGATGGGGCGTGTGGACTGGATTTGGTTGGATTGTTTTACGAGGCTTCCGCTCAGGGCGCAAACATGCGATGCGCTACGAGACGAGGGGTTCAAGCTGTGCTTGGTGTCTCCGGAACTTCAGGGTCAGCCGGAGAAGCGTGAGACGTACTGGGAGATACTTGGGGGTCACGTGGATGCAGTGTGTACGAAAGTCTGGACTGCTCGCGAGGTGACCGAAGCACCTCCGCAACCTGATGCTCCGTAAGTGCAGTCTCGCAGGCAGAGACCTGTTCGCAGTAGGATCGAAGGACTTCCAGCGCAGCCAGACAGGAGTCACGAGTCGGCGCGTGGAGGAAGAGATAGCCGTCCTGAATGTGAACCCTGTTGTACGTATAGAGTGCGATATCGGGGGTCAAGTTCCGAATGTTGAAGCGGCGAAGAATCGGGAGATAGGCTGCTGATTCAGCCGGACAGACGCGATAGACAACGTCCTCGGGAAACTGAGCCTGGACATCCCAGAAGAGACGAAGCGGGACATACGCTGGAGTCCGGAAGCGCTCGTAGGTGCCCGCAGCGATCGTCATCAGCTCGGAGAGGGTATCCGCTGAGAAGATCACACCGTGCTGCCGAAGGAAGACAACCGGCTGCGCATAGGCTTCGGGAGAAATCGAGTCCGCCAGAGCCGGTCCAGGCATGGCATACGGAATCCCAGGACAGTCGGGCGATGTCAGATACGGAAGCATCACCGTCGGATGGACGTGAACTGTATACCTCCGAAACCGAGAATGAAATGGAGCCTCCATCGAGGGCGTTCCTCCGAGAATTCCCTCTCCCGTACTCAGCCGATAGAGGACAGCGGTCGGACTCGAGAGAGACGACCCGCTTCCCTTGATGAGTGCAAGATCATCGCCAAGTTTCACAGAGACATTTCCACCTCCCGCTTGTGCAAGTTCTTCAAGACTGAAGGCTTTGCAGAGACGGCGGAAGTCCTCCATTACCATAGAGACACCGCACGATCGTAAACTGAACCACACCGTCGAATCCAGGCTCTCCCTCAATAGGTGGAAGTCCGACCGCCTCACACAGAGTTCGCAGCGCGGGACGCACATCGATCGATGGATTCGTATAGACCTGACGCGACTCCCCGCGAACCGTGATCGCAAGTGTGGCAGAGTCTGGACGTTCCACGATGAGATCCGCGTGCTCCTTCTGCGGAGCAATGAACGCTGTGTAATCAGACAGACGTGTCGCAATCTTCGCACGGACCTCGTCGGGTGTCTGGTGGCGAACCGTTGTATCGCGAGCCAGCTTCCAGTCGAGTTTGAGAGTGTCCGAGGTATCAAGATAGACCTTGAAATCTGAGAGATCGCGGAGTCGGTCCGTATACAGGGTATGAAGACCGCAGAGGAGAATGGTCTCCTGGGGCTCGACCGGAGCCGGAGCTGTAAAGGTTCCCGTCGTGTGATCGTAATCCACAGAGAGGATGGTCTTTCCGAGCTTGAGCGCAAAGGTATCATCCTCAAGAGCTTCCAGTCGATTCGCATCGGGATGGAGATGGGTTGTCGTCTTCCAATGCGAGTCGGATCGCTCCCATTTGTGATACCGGTCGGTCTCGTACTCGAGCACCTTGTCAAAGAAGAACAGGGGACGAATGAGGCGGCAGAGCGTGGACTTCCCTGACCCCGAATCACCCGCGATGGCGATCACCTTCGCCCGAGACAGAACGAGCCGATAATCGACCGGAATCCGCTCGACGGGACACGAGAGCGCCTTCCCAGGTGGACGCAGAGACGCACAATAGTCAACCAGCTGGGCGTACGTCCCGATCGCTAGCGAGTCGTTGACCTTCATATGGTCGTGTCCGATCGGAATCCGAAGGGATTCGCTCGGAGTCCGGGGAATCTGAGACGCATCTGCGAGACAGACGTCAGGGCGAATCCGGACATAGACATCATACGTTCGCGGGATGGACTCCAGGAGGCGATGGAGTCTATACCACTGTTTGTAGGCATTCCGCTCCCGCTCGTGGGTGAACTCTGGGGGAACTGTCGGAGGATCTTCGAGAAGAAGGAGCTTCACGCGTGGGTCTTCCAAGAGGAAGGAGAGGTTCGTTGGATTGAAATAGGTGTCTTCATCGCGGAGACTCGCGCAGACCGCGATGTCGCAGTCGGGATATCTCCGAAGGTTCTCCTGGAAGGACCGGACAGATCCTGACACCAGGAACAGCACGCCCATGCTTCTCTTAAGGAAAGTTGTAGGTTGAAAAATACTTGTCGTCCTTGTCGAACAATCCCTTGCTTCGAGGGATTCCGAGCTGATGCGAAATCAACTCGGCTGACGTCTGATCGTGCCGATGCCCGCGGCAGCGCTCGTCCTGGCTCTCTGTCTTGCTGTCATTGAGCCAATGCCCGCGGAAGATCCCATCGTCAGACGCCTTCTTCCAGCGACGGAAGAACTCCTGCGCAACGGGGTTCCGAAAGTCAAACGCCATGATACAGGCGTAGATGGCTTCAATCTTCATCGCTTCATCGCGTGAGAGTCCGAAATACTCCAGGGCTCGGTCGTTTGCCCAGACGCCGACCGGCCACCCATCGGCTTGAAGATAGACTCCTCGCTCTCGAATGAGAGGAAGAAGCGGTGCCACGGACTTCCTCAGACGGCATACGCTGTCGCACCAGAAGACGGTCTGGTATCCCTGGGCTCGAACGGTTTCGATCGCATGGACCTTAAACGAGTAGGGACTCTGGCGATGGGTCGGGCTTCCGATCTCCATGAAGTCGTGAAATGTAAAGACATCGGCTTCCGGACAGATGAGCTGAACAGACTCGCGAAACTTGATCTCTTGTCCGAGGTAGTGTCCGTTGGAAAAGGTCACAAATGCAATGCGATCCTTCGTTGGAACAAACATACGACCATTCCACTTCAGAACGGACATTTGTTTACAAGGCTAGAGTTGGATGAGCGTATACCTCTTACAGCGAACTGTCTAGTCCTAAGACAATGGACATTAGCATTCTCATTCCGACGATGACGCCTCGCAAGGCTCTCTTCGACCAGGTTCTGGCTGAGATCCGGAAGCAAGCCGCCGAGTGTCCGGAGATTCGCACAGAGATCCTCTGGGAGTCCGACAACGGCGAACTCACGCTCGGTCAGAAGCGCAATGTCCTCGTCGACCGCTGCACGGGTAAATACCACTGCTTCATTGACGACGATGACATCCTCGCCCCGGACTACCTTCGGACCTTCATTCCGATGATCACGTCTGGTGTTGAGTATGACTGTGCGTCCTTCGTTGGAGCCCATTATGATCGGGGTGCGTTCAACAAGCTCTTTCATCACTCGCTCCACTATGCCGAGTGGGCGGAAACCCCCGAGCGCTACATTCGCACTGTCTCTCCGATGAATCTGATCAAGACGGACATTGTGCGCCAGGTCCGCTACAAGGACATTCGCAATACGGAGGACCATGAGTTCTCCAAGCGTCTGATGGCGTCAGGTCTTCTCAAGACTGAGTTTGCCATCAATGCCAATCATCCGATCTATCACTACATCGACGGTGTCAAGCAGGACCGCGAGCAGTGGCGGCATGCCTGGGCGGCTCCCGACCGCCTCTCCTTGTGGAAGCAGCCCACCTATGACTTCCATTCCCAGTTCCGACAGACCCCGTCGTTAGCCCCCCCTCTTCAGTTTCTGAGATTGTCTCGCCCGTAAGATAAATGGAAGGTGAACAAGCTGCAGGCGCACGCAAAGTCGGCTCTCGGGCTCAGGTGATGCACAATACCGCCCACCACACCACTGGCGGTCTCACCAAGCGCGATCTCAAGTACAACAAGTGGGGTCGCATCGTCTCCAAGAAGCGGTCCACTCTCGCCAAGAAGACCCGTCGTCTCGAGAAGGCGGGCTACAAGGCGACCAAGGGCAAGTTCGGCGTGAAGAAGGTGAAGAAGGGCGGCGCCGAAGGTGAGGAGGACGAGGAGTAAACTCTCGACGTAGAACAATGATTCCCTGGACAGCTCTCTTTGCTGCGACGGCGTGGGTGGACTTCGCTGTCATTGTGCTCTCGAAGATGTTCCCGCTCACCAAGTCCCTGTCAACCTGGTATGCAGACTTTGGTCTCAACGCCGTTGCAATGGACGTCCTTGTCATCGTCCTCGGCATTGCGCTGGCGAAGCTCCTCTTCCCGGCAGCTACCGGACTCGCGCTCATTGGGGCTGCGGTCGCGATCCAGATCGTCCACGATATCCTCTTCTACATCATCATCCTCGTGGTCCCGCCCGGACAGAACCGCGTGATGGATCTCTTCAAGCGCTATGCTGCGGAGGGATCCTGGAAGATCCTCCTCGCAGATTCGGCGATGGTGGCTGCGTCCGTGTACGGAATGGAGACGCTCGACGCAGTTCTGACGGATGACCAGGTTCTCTGGACGGGGTTCTTGGGTCTGTATTCCCTGCTGTATATCCTCTATACCAAGTAGCAAATGGGCGGTGGTCTTTTCGGTACCGAGCTTGCTCTCAATCCCAAATGTCTCGTCTTTTCTGCGTTCGTCCTCGCCGTCTACTGGCTCCCGCATCCTGTTGCGCTGAGCCATCGGATTGTGATGGCGTTCATCCTCGCGTGTCTCGCATACGTGCTTCTCGCGTGGTATGACCTGATCTACGCTTGTACCGACCGGTTGAAACCCACCGCCTTGGGCTGGATGTGGAAGTGGGCAAAGCCGCAGGAGTACTCCGACCAGTACGATGCGCTCCCCGAGACGGAGAAGAAGATCATCCGCACTGTGGATATCGTCGTTCTCGTGGTCTTGGTTGCACTTCTCGCATACCCGTTCTTCGTAAAGTCTCGCTAAAGCACAATGGACCGTCCCACCAACGCTGCGACAGGCAAATCCTCCGAGCAGGAGTCGGAGATGACCACTGTTCTTGGACTTCGAATCCCCACCGCTCAGATCTGGAAGGTCGCTGTCGGAATCGCCGCTGTGGCGCTGTCAGTTCTCATCCTCATCTTCGTCCTCATGCCCTCTGGCTTCTCCTTCCTTGCTGCGAAGAACGCCACGGGTCTCCTGAGCTACATGTGGCTCTTCGCGAGCTACATGCTCGGATTCATTCTCATCGCCGGAGCCTTCTTTGGCGTGGTCGTGGGGATCCTCTACGCCATCTACGGTCCGCGGTAAGAGACTTACAAGTCTCGCCGAGGGGTATACAAAATGAGCGACGACATTGTAGTAGCCAAGACCGTCCAGACCGCCCCCATCCGCACACTTGCGGAGGGTCTCAAATCGATGCTTGTCGAGATGAGCCTGGTCTTCGACGCTGACGGCATCCGCATGGTTGCGATGGACAACACCCGCACGGTGTTCACCCACATGCGCCTCCATGCAAACAAGTTTGAGCACTACGAGTACAACCACTCGGCGCCCAAGTTTGACGTCGGTCTCAACACCGATCATTTTTACCGTGTCGTGAAGACCGTCACGAATGACGACACGATTACGTTTAGTGTCTCCAAGTCTGAGTCCAATCACCTCACGATCACGCTTGAGAACGGAGAGAAGAAGCG